ATGGCCTGTTTATACCCCAAAACGAATCGATAAGTCATGATTAGTGATGATCAGGTCATAATTGATACACCATTGGCTGAAACAGGCTCAGATCGGCTGGAATCGGTTTTTTTGCCGGTAACAGCTCCACGAATCCACTCACCACTCAATAATTTGCCATCACGCGGCTTTGAATTGATTGATTTCGCTGACCAAATCTTTCCGGATGGCTTTATGCCATGGCAAAAGTGGCTGGCCGAGCACTCGCTCAAGATGAAACCAGATGGCCGCTACCATCACCCAATTTCGGTTGCGACTGTGGCGAGACAAAATGGCAAGAGCACCTACATGATGGCCAGAATCCTCATGGGCTTGTTTCATTGGGATGAGTCGCTGCAAGTTTCCACAGCTCACAGATTGGTCACATCGCTTGAGCAATTTCGGGCGATTGTGCAGATCATTGAGGAAAATGCGGATTTGGCCAATCAGGTCAAGCGGATCCGCTGGCAACATGGTGCCGAGGAAATTCAGACAATCACCGGCAATCGTTTCATCATCAAGGCCGGTGGATCGGCAGCTCGCGGATTGAGCAAACCGGAAACCATCCACATGGATGAAATCCGAGAGCTGCACGACATGGAAACTTTTGCAGCTATGCGATACACCTTGATGGCGGCAAAAAATCCACAGGTCAATTGCTTTTCCTCAGCTGGTGATTCTCACTCAGTCGTTTTAAATCTTTTGCGCGAAAGAGGATTGGCCGCAGCTAGTGGAGCAATCGATGATGTGGGCTATTTCGAGTGGTCAGCTCCAACCGATGAGATTTCGCTTGAAAATGCAGCTTTTGCCAATCCCGGCCTTGGCATAACAATTCACCCGGACAACATCCGAGCCGTTTTCAATGATCCACCCGATGTTGTGATGACCGAGGTTTTGAATCGATGGGTTCAAACAATCTCAAGCGTTGTGGGTGCCAAAGAGTGGCAAGAGTGTGGCGATGAATCCATTGACCTTGATGAGGACAAACTCACATGGATGGCCATCGACATTTCACCGGACAGAAAACACGCTGCATTGGTAGCCGCCCAAAAGCTTGGCTCAGAGTCATTTGTCGTAAAGCTGTTGCATACATGGGAAAACACAATCCAGCTTGATGATCGGGCGATTGCCAATGATGCTGCCTCTTATTGCCGAAAGTACCCAATTGAGTATTTGCTTTACTCAAGGCGGACAAGCGGTGCTGTTGCAGCGCGTATGCAGCCGGCCGGTATTCCGATCCATGACATGGATGCCGACTATCCTCAAGCTTGTGATGAATTGTTGGGTGCGATCAATTCGGGTAGGTTAAAACACAGAAATCAATCATTGCTAACAGAGCAAATTCTTTCAGCTGTGCAATTGAGGCGCGGTGATGGTGGTTGGGTGATTGGTAGGCGTGCAAGCGGCACGGCCGTTTGTGCAGCCGTAGCATCAGCATTGGTCACACACTTTGCGACACGCCCAGAAACCGAAATCGACATTTTAGTGGGTTGATGCTTGACATTTTGAGAAAATCCTCTCATGGGATTATTTGATCGAAAGCGCACCATTGAAGCTGTGGCAATTGACCGCGGTGCCGATGTAGCTGCACAAATTGGGCCAGCTCCAACGCTGGATGCATTTTTCCCATTTGGTGGAGCTGATTACATTGTCAGCCGCGAGGAAGCTATGTCTGTGCCAGCAATTGCTCGCGCACGCAACATGATTTGCAATTCAATCGCCACAATTCCGTTGATCACTCGTGACAAGACAACCGGACAAATCATTGATCAACCGGTTGTGATTTCTGATCCGGACAAGCGAGTACCAGGTGCCGCATCATGGGTGTGGGCTTGTGAGGATTTACTATTCACAGGATTTTCGTATTTTCAAGTCATTGATTTATTTGCTGACACAGGCCGCGTGCGCCAAATGTGGCGTGTTGCTCCAAATCGCGTTGGCGTTTTCTTAAACTCAATCGGCACTCAGATTGAGTATTACACAGTCGATGGATCTCGTGTACCAATGACTGGGGTCGGATCACTTGTGGTCTTTTATGGTAACGATGAAGGATTACTCAATCGCGCAGGTCGCACAATCCGTGCCGGTGCAGAGCTTGAAAGAGCTGCCGCAATGTACGCCAAAGAGCCGGTGCCATCAATGGTTTTGAAATCAAACGGCACAGCATTGCCAGCTGATCGCATTGCAAAATTGCTTGATGCATGGGGCGCAGCTCGTAGAAATCGCGGCACAGCGTTCCTCAATGCCGATGTTGAATTGACAACAGTTGGATTTTCTCCAGAGCAAATCGGCCTCAATGCTGCACGCGAAATTATTGCAACCGAACTTGCACGAGCCGTGGGAATTCCGGCATATTTTATTGACGCGCCAACTGGCTCCAGCATGACATACGCAAACGCTCAAACGGCCCGTCAAACTTTGTTGGATTTCTCATTGCTGCCGCTGATGAATAGCATTAGCTCAAGGCTATCAATGCCAGATTTCACGCCATCAACACAGCGCGTGGAATTTGATCTCAAGGCATACTTGCGCGGATCAGAAAAAGAGCGTGCAGAAATTTACAAGATTTTATTTGACATCGGGGCGATCACCACCGATGAAATTAGACAAATGGAGGACATGATCTCATGAAGCTAACAACACCAATGCACATCACGGCAGCTGATTCAGATTCACGCACAATCAGCGGTCGCATCGTTGCTTTCAATGAGCACGCAAACGCATCAACCGGAAAGGTTGTATTTGCTCGCGGATCGATCCAGCCACAAGATGTTTTTTTGAACCTTGAGCACGACAACACACGCAGAATTGGCAAGAGCATTGCCATGACTGTGAACGACAAGGAAATGACAGCAACATTTAAGATTGCCAACACAACAGCCGGCACCGATGCACTTACAGAAGCAATGGAAGGCTTACGCGATGGATTTTCAATTGAGTTGGCCGTGGACAATTACGAAATGCAAAAGGATGGCACCATGAAGGTGCTCAATGGTCAGCTCACAGCTGTTGCGCTTGTAACAGAGCCAGCTGTGCGATCAGCTCGCGTGCAAGAAGTTGCCGCATCAGAAGATTCTGAAACTGAAACAGTTACAGAGACAACAAACCCAAATGAAGGAGACAAGATGGACAACACTACCGAACCAGTAGCTCCTGCCGTTGAACCGGTAGCAGCTCCAGAAGTCGCACCTGTACAGGCATCACGCCCGGCTTACTACACAGCACCACGCTCACCAATTGTGGACAAGGTTTCATACCTTGAGCACTACCTACGCGCAAGCGTTTTGCATGATGAGGATTCACGCCAGTATGTCAAGGCAGCTGATAACACAACATCAACAGCACCCGGCATGATTCCAACACCACAAAGCACACAGGTCATCAATGCACTTGCAAATGCTGATCGTGGCACAATCGATGGCATCAGCCGTGAAACACTTGTTGCAGAAGGCATGACATTTGAGTTGCCTCGCGTAACGGCTGTACCAACAGTTTTGCCAATTAACGAAAACGATGCAGTTACAGAATCATCACTATCTGCAACATTTTTGTCAGTTTCCGTACAGCCATTCAAAGGCCGTGCTATCTCGACAGTAGAACTCATTGACCGCAGCCGTCCGGAATACCTAACAGCTTTGCTCCAGAATCTTGAATTTGCGTATGCAAAAGAGACTGATGAGTATGTATTTGCAGTAATGTAAGCGGCAGTCACTACCACGACAACACAGGCAGCAAATTCAGCAACCGGATTCCTTGGATACACATCTAAGGCAGCCGCAGCTGTTTATGGCGCATCACTTGGTTTTGCTCGCTCATTGATCGTTTCACCAACACAATGGGGAAACATCATGGGATACAACGATAATGGAGCACCACTTTACAACGCAGCACAGCCTTCAAACGCAGCTGGAAATGTACGCGGTGATTCATTGCGCGGTGTAGTTTCACCGGGCTTAAATCTTTATGTTTCACGCTCATTTGGTAACGCTGGCACAACAACAGCCGATGGCGATTCATCAATGGTAGTTGTGAACCCAGATTCATACACATGGTACGAATCTCCACGCTTTACGCTACGCAGCAATATCAACAGCGATGGAACAATTGACATCCTGTACTACGGCTATGGCGCACTAGCTGCGAAGGTGCCAAACGGCGCACAATTTAACAACCTCCCATAAATCACTATCGGTAGCGGTCGCTCCCGAACGCTACTGACACGAAAGGAACCGAGATGCCATCAATAGTTACAGCCTCGCAGCTGAGAGCGATTCTTGGTGTCTCGGTTTCTTTGTATAGTGATGCTCAATTGGATTCTTACATAGATTCCGCTGAGCAAACAATTTTGCCTTTACTTACGCAATACCAATCATCGGTGACTTTTGCCAATGTGAGTGATTCCGTCATTTATTTCACCACAATGCGGCCAAATTACTTTGTGCCGGGTCAATCTGTTGTTGTTACCGGGGCCGGAGCTTACAGCGCGACTTATACAGTCACCGATGATCGGATTGCGCCATACACTTTCACAGCTGCAACAGCGGCGGCTGATCGTGACTATCCGCTGCCATTTATTCCGGCAGCAACAGCGACATTGAGCGGTGGATCGGCAGCCCAGCTGTACGCATCGACACCACCAATTGAAAATGCAATCTTGGTTGTAGCCGTTGAGATTTTTCAGAGCATCACAGCTCCGGGCAACCAAATCATGTCAGACAATTTTCAGCCATCACCATTTATTCTCGGCCGCAGCTTGAGCAATAGAGTGATTGGCTTGCTTGGGCCATTTTTGGATGTCGAAACGATGTGTCAATGAGCATCGAATCCGCAATCCGCACACCATTAAAAACAGCACTTTCAGGCATTGCCGCCAATGTGTACAACGGCATCCCAGAGACAATGACATCTCCCAGCATTTGTTTGATCCCAGATGCACCTTATTTGGAAAGCGTTTTGATCGGCAAAAACACAACAAAGGTCAAGGTCAATCTGACTGTGACTGGTGTTGTCGGTTATGCCAACAACGCCGCAGCTTTAGACAATCTCGAAACATTGATGATTTCAATCATTGCAGCAATGCCAAATGGTTACGAAGTCGGAAATGTAAATCAACCTCAACCTTTGGAAGTCGGTGCCGGTAAGTACCTCACGGCCGATCTCCAAGTATCCACATACTACAACCAATAGGAGAAAACATGGCCACAACAATCATCACCGGCAGAAATGTGAGCTTCAGCATCGATGGGGATACTTTTGATGCACAAGCAACATCTGCAATCCTTACTGTTGATTCAACGATCAACACATACCAGACACTCGATGGCAAGGCGTACTACACAACCGACACTCAAGGCTCATTTGCTGTTGAAATGTTGGCTGATTGGGGCGTTGCTTCATCGCTTTGCGAAATGCTTTGGAATCAAGCAGAAAACTCACCAAATACACCTTTGGCTGTAATTCTTGAGACAGAGCCGGGAACAACTTTCAACTTTACTGTTCAGCCAATTTTTCCATCAGCTGGAGGAACAGCACCAGATGCACAGACCGTCTCAATGGCGTTCACCTGTGTCACAACGCCAACATTGGCTTAACGAAAGGAAATCGGGAGCATGAAACTAGCAATCACAATTGAATTCGCTACGGGGGAGAGCGCAACCTATACCGCGCTCCCACCGGAGTGGATGAAATGGGAACAAAAAACCGGAAACACAATTCAGCAAGTATCTGAGAAATTGGGCATTGCCGATTTGATGTTTTTGGCATACCACGCAATGAAACGCGAATCAGCCGGAAAGCCTGTGAAGCCTTTTGAGGTGTGGTGTGAAACTGTAACTGACATAAACATGGGAGAAACCGAAAACCCAAAAGCTACGAGCCGGGAACAATAAACCGGATCATTTGGGAACTATCGATCACCACAGGATTGTCAAGATCAGAGTTTCAAACAGCTGAGGACATTTTAACCGTTTTCGAGATACTGAGGATCAGAAATGGCAACTGAGACAATCGCTTATGACAAGAGCGATTTGCGCGGAATCATCACGGCTTTCAAAGCCATGGATGAAAGAGCTGTTGCTGAGGCTAAAGGTGTCTCAAACGGATTGGCCACATACTTACAATCCAAAATCATTTCTGCCGCATCAAATACAAAAAATCAAGGTGATGACAGAATTGCACAAGGATCGCGCGTAAGTAAATCATCAAAAATTGGTGAGATCAGCTTTGGCTTTGTTTCGCAAAAGTTTAGCGGCGGCGGTACAACTCAGCAGCTTTGGGGAGGCTTTGAATTCGGATCAAATAGATACAAACAATTTCCGCGTTGGTCTGGCCGTCAAGGCCGCGGCTCGCGTGGATGGTTTATCTATCCGACATTGCGTGCCGAACAACCACACATCATCAATCAATGGGAAAATGCATTTTCTAAGATTTTGAAGGAGTGGTGATGGCTGGTCAAAGTAGAACTCTCAAGCTTTCGATTCTTGGTGATGTAGATCAGCTGAAAAAAAGCCTCAACACCGGATCAAACGAAGTGCAAGGTTTTGGCAACAAAATAGGTGACTTTAGCAAAAAAGCCGGATTGGCATTTGCCGCAGCTGGTGCTGCCGCTGCCGCTTACGCTGGCAAATTGCTGATTGATGGTGTCAAATCTGCCATTGCCGATGAAGCCGCACAAGCTAAATTGGCTGCCACTCTGGAAAATGTCACGGGTGCCACACGCAATCAAATTTCAGCCGTTGAGGATTACATAACAAAAACAGCATTAGCAAATGGCGTGACAGATGACCAATTGAGGCCATCGCTTGATCGGTTGATCAGATCGACACGGGATGTCACAAAAGCTCAAGAATTGCAATCATTGGCATTGGACATTGCAGCCGGTACGGGCAAAGACCTTTCAGCAGTTTCTGAGGCTTTGGGCAAAGCTTATGATGGCAATTTAGGTGCCTTAAAAAGACTTGGTGTTGGCATCGATGATTCAATCATCAAATCAAAAGATTTTGATGCCGCAGCTGCCGCTTTAGCCAAGACTTTTGAAGGTCAAGCATCCCAGCAAGCTGAGACATTTCAAGGCAAAATGGCCCGGCTTACTGTGGCATTTGATGAGGCCAAAGAAACTGTCGGATCGTATGTGCTCGATGCTTTGACACCATTGATCAGCGGATTTGTTGATAAAGGCATCCCAGCAATTCAGGATTTTGCAGAGAATTTGGGCAAAACATTGGGGCCAGCATTTGGCGAGATTTTCAAAACCATCCGTGATGACCTTTTGCCTGTTTTAGTAAAGTGGTGGAAATTTCTCTATGAGGAAGTCATACCGGCAATTGGCTCGGTTGTCGGCCCAATTTTACAAGGTTTGAAAAATGCTTTTGATACTATCAAAAAAGCAATTACTGACAATTCGGCAGAATTGCAACCTTTCTATGATGCACTTGAAAAGGTGTGGGATTTCATCAAAAAGTATTTGGCACCACTTTTGGGCGGTACTTTCAAAACAGCATTGGAAGCAATTGGTGACATAGTTGGCGGCCTTGTCACAGGTTTCTCAAAACTCGTGGGATTTATTTCAAACACAATTGAAAAAATGAAAGATTTTGTCAATTTTATCAAAAACAATCCTGTCACCCAATTTTTCTTTGGTGGAGATGGATCGAAAGGTTTGAAAGCAAGCACCTCATTTGAGCAAGTAGTTCCAATCACACCTGTTGGCAAAAGCCCAATCAGAAATCAAGATTTGTTTTATGACCCAAATGGAGATCCGCGTACCTTTACAGGCGCACCGCTTGAGGCATTTTCACCGGGTATGCAAGCTGCAATTTTGCGCAAAAACGAATTGGCAGCCGAAACGGCAAGATTGCGAGCTGCGCGCGAAACGGCCGCAGCCGCTAGATCAACAGCTATGGGTGGGCTTACAACGGCCGAACGCATCGTCATCAATGTCAATGCTCCATCGATCATTGATCAAGAAGGATTCACGCGAGCAGCGACAGAGGCATTTAACAATTCTTACTATCGTGGCACCAATGGAGCAACCAATTTGGTGGGTGTTGGATGACCATTTTTAATCCCGTTTGGCGTGTGACTATTGGAGGAATTCAATATCAAACCGCCATTTTGGCCAATCTCACAATCACGAGCGGTCGCACAAACATTTATGAGCAAGCCAATGCCGGATACACCAATTTGGAAATTATCAACCTTGATCAATCAAATGTGCCCATTGAAATTAACGATTCGATCACGATTGAATTGCAAAATTCCACAGCTACATTTGTGCCAATCTTTGGCGGCTCGGTCGTTGAGGTCGGCATTTCTGTTGCCGAAGTGGGATCAGTAGATTATGCACAGCGCATCAGCATCATCGCATTGGGTGCATTGTCTCGTCTGCCAAAAGCATTGACAAATGGTGTGCTGTCAAAAGAATTTGATGGTGATCAGATTTATGATGTTTTGAGTGGCGTTTTGTTTAACACATGGCAAGAGGTACCAGGTGCATTGACATGGGCCACTTACGACCCAACAACTCAATGGCAAGATGCTGAAAATAGCGGCCTTGGAGACATTGACCGGCCGGGCAACTATGAATTGGCAGCACGATCAAGCTCGCGCACGGATGTGTATTCATTGGTCGCAGCTTTAGCAACATCTGGATTAGGTTATATTTTCGAATCCGGCACCGGGCAAATTGGGTATGCAGACAGTACACATCGCACCAATTATTTGGCGGCTAATGGGTATGTCGATCTCACAGCCAATCATGCTGTGGCACCTGGCTTGAGCATCCAACAAAGAGCCGGTGATGTTCGAAATTCAATCACGATCAAATACGATGCAACATCATCATCAGAAAAATCTGCCAGCGATGCGACATCGATTGGCCTTTATGGGGAATTAGCACAAATTATCAGCACCACCTTGCACAACGGCACAGATGCCGAGGATCAAGCGGCTTTTTACTTATCTTTAAGAGCTTATCCGCGTTTTAATTTCAACAACATCACATTTGAGCTGACCAATCCAGAGCTTGATGATTCTGATCGAGATGCTTTGATTGGGGTTTTTATGGGTATGCCGGTCAATATTGCCAATCTGCCATTGAACATGAATTCAGGCGATTATTTGGGTTTTGTTGAAGGCTGGACATTTTCGGCCAGATACAATCAGGTGAGCATTTCAATGATCGTGTCACCAATATCGTTTTCATTGCAAGCCATGCGCTGGAACGATGTGCCGGTGGTTGAACAATGGAACACAATCAATCCAACATTGGATTGGATCAATGCCACAATTGTGGCGTAAGGAGCAAAAATGAGTAATCCAACGAGTAATTTTGGATGGCAAATGCCAACGGCCACAGATTTGGTCACAGATTTGCCAGCTGATTTTGAAGTATTTGGTCAGGCGGTTGATACATCGTTGGCCGATCTCAAAGGCGGCACAACTGGTCAAATATTAAAAAAGAATACAAATGCTGATATGGATTTTGTATGGGGCGCAGCTGGTGGATCACCTCTTACAACCAAAGGCGATTTGTACGGCTACTCAACAGCTGATGCTCGTGTGCCTGTTGGCACCAATGGATTCTTGCTGCAAGCCGATTCCACAGCTGCAACAGGTTTATCGTACACAGGCAGCCGTTGGGCAACCTTAGCGAGCGGCAGCTTAAGCGGTACCGAAGTATCGATTGGATCATTTTCATCCTCTTACCAGACATTGAGACTTGAAATCATTGGCCCACAAAGCGCAACGGGTGGCGTTCATGTCACAGTTAGAGCCAATAGCGTTTCAACATCAAGCTACGAAGGCGCGGCACTTAATTCCAATTCAACATCGGTGACAAATTACAGCCCAAAGACAGGCTTTTATCCAATGTTTGAGAATGAAACTGTGCCAACATCATCAAACACATATTCGATGTACATCGAAATCGACAACTACACACAAACCATGCGCAAATTTATTCGAGGCATGTGGAATCAATCTGACAATGTATGGCTTGGCGGTCACAATTTCAACAGCACAACCGCGATCACATCATTGCAAATTCGACTTGATGGCACAGCAACATTTAATGGCGGCACCTATGTATTGAGAGGCATCTAATGGGTACAGTAATTGAACACAACGCAGAAACAGGCGAAATTGTTGAACGCGATCAAACGGCTGCGGAAGTTAAGCAAGCCGAAAAAGATGCTTTGGAGCAAATTAACAGCGCAAAAGCAAAGCAAGACAAAGCCGATGCAAAGGCAGCTGTTTTAGAGAAGTTAGGACTCACCGAAGCGGAAGCAAAGATTTTGCTGTCATGACTTTTCCACAAGGCACATTGCCGCGTTTGATTCAGGTTGCGTTGGCAGAAGTTGGCACAGCTGAAACAGGCAACAATGAGACGAAGTACGGCAAATTTATGAAAGCCGACAAGCTGCCATGGTGCGGCTCGTTTCTCAATTGGTGTGCCCATCAAGCTGGTGTAAAGGTGCCAAATGTTGTCAGCACAAGAGCTGGTGCCGAGTCATTTCAAAAAGCTAAGCAATGGCACACCACGCCAAAGATTGGTGACTTTGTTTTCTTTGATTTCATCATCGATGACAAAACGACAATCAATCACATTGGCTTGGTGATACGGGCATCTGAAAAACAGATTGTGACTATTGAAGGCAACACATCAGGCGGTGGAGATCAGCGCAATGGTGGCGAAGTCATGGTCAAATCAAGAGCTTTGGGAGCACGCTCATTTGTTGTCGGTTATGGCCGGCCAACTTATGAGCCATTTTCTGGCGATTTGCCAGAACGACCAAAAGGAGAAAAATAATGGATCAAGCAAAAGCAATTGCGGCCTCATGGGGTCGCTCATATTTAGCAGCTGCATTGGCCGTGTACATGGCTGGCGGCGATCTCAAGGCAATGGCAATGGGTGGCGTGGCAGCTGTTGTGCCTGTCATTTTGCGCTGGCTCAATCCAGCTGACAAAGCTTTCGGTTCAACGGGGAAATGATCCGGAAATCACTTGCGGTGGGCTTGGCTTTTGTCCTTTCGCTAAGCCTTACCGCTTGTGGTTATCAAGGCTGGGTGCGATACCCATGTCAGCTGCATGAAAATTGGGAATTGGATGAGTGCCAGAAACCTCAATGCAAGGTGACGGGTACCTGTACGGAGGATTTGATAGGCGATGGCTTCAAGGAATAAAGACCGGTTAAGTCAAGAGGAAATCAAAGCTCGCTTGATGTTTCTTATTGGCGCGGTTTTGTCATTTGTCTTTTTGATTGTAACTCTTGGCATCACTTATGCATTGATCTTTGTTACACAACCAATTGGAGCACAAGCTCCCAATGATGCAGCTTTCATCGACTTGCTCAAAACTTTAGCAATCTTTCTTACCGGGTCATTGGGTGGGGTTTTAGCATCTAACGGCCTCAAAGACAAGACCAAATCAGAATACGAAAAAACTATTGAAAGGCGTTTAGGCGGTAGCGACACGCCATGATTTGAGCGTGATTGTTGTATTTGTCGGCTGATCCTGTCACTCTCTATTTCGGGAGCGAAGCACAGTAGTTCCCGAATCGGGAGCAATAAAATGGATGAATTATCAATTGTGATCATGTGTTTGATCGCTGGAGCCTTTTGGGCTGTCATGTCGTATTCGGTCGGATTTAAGGAAGGCCAGCGACAAGGCTATACAAGAGGCCGTGCGGTATCACGCCACATCTCTCACCTCAATGACAAGGTGGGCAAATAATGGCCGGGTTTCTTGAAAATTACGAAGGCAACAAAGAGCGCACAGATCGCTGGCTAAAGACATTTCCACAAGGCCGACTAGAAGCTCACATCATTGAATTTAACGCTGAAAAAGGTTATGTGCTGGTACAAGCTAAGGCATGGCGCAATCAAGAGGAAAAAGAGCCAGCCGGTATTGATTACGCTTTCGGCTATCGTGAGGCTTTTAATCCCAACATGAAACGCTGGTTTTGTGAGGACACTACAACCTCAGCTTTGATGCGCGTGATGGCCTTGGTTATGGGTGGCACCGAAAAGGCCACAAAAGAAACCATGGAGCAAGTCAAAGTCAATGATGCAACAAAGCCTCAGGATTATGACTATTGGACAACCAAATTTGGTGATGTGCCAAGCTTCAAAACAGCTGATGAAGCTGAGCAATCAGGCATCCCATCACTCGGATCATCGATGGACGAAATTGCCAAGCAACTGGGTGGAGAGCTTGTACAAGAGGCACCTCAATGCCGTCATGGGCATCGTGTCTGGCGCACCGGCACATCGGCCAAGACCGGCAAGGATTGGGCCAATTTCTCATGCGTGGGCAAAAAGCCAGATCAATGTGATCCGCTTTGGTATGTCTTTACAAGCCGAGGAAAATGGGAGCCACAAGTATGAGCGACTTTGTTGAAATCATTTATCCTCAAGAGATGATGGCCAAGATCATGTGCAATGGTGAAATCGTTGAGGAATACAAAATTGAGCAATGTGACAAATGCTCACAGCTAAGGCGATTGGATCACTTTGGCTACCAAAAAGGCTATGACAAGCAAGACAACATCATTTGGTTTTGTGGTGATTGCCGATGATAGATCGCATCGAGGAAGTGCAATGCATGATTGCAGCGATTCAACATTGCCATGATCGATCAGCTGATCACAGCACACGCATCGTCAAAAACTTGTCATGGTTTGAGTATGTGGCACAAATAGCCGAATCAATGGCCGCTGAATTAGTAGTGGCTAAGCGATTGGGTTATGACTACACACCAGGAGTCACATGGGATAAGTCAAAAGCCGATGTCGGACAGCACATCGAAGTCAAGTGGTCAGCCAATCCGGCCAGCAATTTATGGATTCAGGATTCAGATCGCCATGACCGAGACATTGCCGTGCTTGTTACCGGTAACTCACCAAAAATGCACATTGTTGGCTGGATGCCGGTGGCCGTAGCTAAGAAACCACGCTATCGAAACCAATCACAAAACAATTGGAGCGTGCCTCAAATCAACCTGCAACCAATCGAAACACTTATGAGGAGCAACTATGCACATCCTTCAATTTGATTGTTCAATATGCAAGAAGCTTTACGGCAAGCCAAAGCAACGCCACGGCCTTAAAAAAGGTGCTGAACTCACAGCTCATGAGTGGTTTGCTCAATGCATGGGTTGTGGCACATTTGGGATCAAGATTGTTGATGATGCAAGGATTGAGGAGCTAAGTGATGCCAACCTATGAATTCAAGTGTGATCAATGCGGCACAATGGCAATCATCAATCGATCAATCGATGCCGATGGTGATGTTGATGCTGGAAATTGCATGGCTTGTGCGATTCCAATGACACGCATTTGGAGCAATGTTGCAGCTGTGTTCAAAGGTACTGGATGGGGTAGCAAATGAAAAAGTTATCCACAACCTTTATGCACAGCCTGTGGGACACGCTCAAGCGCACGCTCAAACTTGACCGGTATTTGCATTACTCGGTACGCTCCATGCTCGTGGGCGAGCCGCTGAGGCGGATAGCTCGCAAGCGATGCTTGGTGCTATTGGCCGCGCTATGTTTTGCTAGCGCAACACCGGCACAGGCCACACAAGATGCAACAAAGAAACCGTCAATCAATTCATTGAAGTTGTATGCACACTCACGAATCATTGATTGGCAAGAAATGAAATGCTTTGAAATCCTAATCACAAAGGAAAGCAATTGGCGTGTTGAGGCAATCAATCCAAATGGCAATCACTTTGGCTTAGGTCAAATGCGAAATACAAAGTATCGAAACCTTGATGGCTTTCGCATGATTGATTGGACATTGAGATACATCGATCACAGGTATCAAGGCAAGATATGCAATGGAGCTTTGGCACATTGGAAAAAGCATGGGTGGCATTAGTGATTACAGTATTGATGGGCTGCCCAGCAGCCGGCAAAACGACATGGGTGAATAAAAACAGAGTCGATGAATACCTGTATTCTACCGAAGCCATGCGAATCAATCGTGACATTGAGGTTGATCAATTCATGCATCACATAAGATCACAGGCGATCAAAGCTGTGGCCAAAGGCCTATCGGTCATAGCTGATGGCACACACACAATTCAAGGACACAGGCGATTCTGGCTTGTCTTGTCTAAGCGTTACAACCAACCCAATCGATTGATTGTCTTTGATACACCATTGCAAATTGCTCTGATGCATAACGAAATGAGACAACATCCAGCTCCCAATCACATTGTCAAACAGCATTGGATCAGACAACAAAGAGCAATGAAGCTAATTGATCATGAGTCGTGGGATGACATTGAGATCATAAAGCGAGGTCAATCATGAGTAAATCATGGAAAGGCGGCAGCACGAGCCGTTGGCGTAAGCTGAGAGAAGCTGTGCTCAAGCGTGACGGATGCTGTCACATCTGTGGACAGACTGAAGGCCAAATGC